GGCGGAGGGACCAAGTTGGTGTCGTCGTTCACGGCAAGAGTAAAACTACCGTCAATGCCTCCGGTGAAGTAGAAGTGAACAGCAAGATCGTGATCCTCGCTGAAATCGATCACCTTCGGCACGAGGTTAGTGACATCTGCTGCTGAGATGACAGTAGTGGATCGGAAAAGTCCCGAATCCCAATAAATCGCGATGTTCATTTCTGGAGTACCAGAAGCCACCGAAACCGGCGTAACCGTCAACGTCAGACCTGGAGTAGAACCGATTCGATCTTTAGCGATCACTGCACCGAAACCCGCAGCAATGTCGTTGTCTCGATGTTGACCAGGAGGAGGACCGATTGTGAACAACACGGGAACTTCGCTGGCGAACTTGTCAGCTTCTGTGAATTGCACTCCACGGTTGATATATAGGTTGGCCGGTTCGACCGGCTCGTAACCCGGCTCGGTATTTACCGCTATCTCTCCTGGAGCAATCCAGAGCGTGCCGTCGTGAAAGACCACATCATTGGTGATGTAATCCGGAAACTCATCATCCCAAACCCCCGCCCACTTCATCTTGCTGGGGTCTGCGGTGAGATCGATCGGTGTGCCATCAGGCAAGAACAAAGCCAGATTCTCGGGTGTGAACCCCGCTTCGATGGCTTCATTCACGACGAAGATGAACTGCCGAGTCTTCTCTGAGGTCACCCTCGTCATTACTCAAATGCCTCCTTGTTGGCTTTGTAGGCGATCCATGCGTCCATCATGGCCGCCACGTTGTCGATCTTCTCCTCCTGTCGCTTCTTCAGGAGCTTGCGGTTACCGTTCGTGTCTTCCAGGGTGATCGCGTTACCCATGGCGAACTGCATCAGAGCCTGATCGAAGATGAGGAACCGATCCTCAGCAAGTTTCTTCAACTCGCCAAGTGGAACCGACTCCGACTTCGCACCCTGAAGCACCTTCTCGATTCCGAAGGGTCCGTTCTCCTGTTCCCACCGAGCCACGAATGACTTGGCGTTATAGGGGTCGTAACCCAGAGCTCGAGTGTCATACTCCGACTGGATGATGAACGCATCAAGGTCGTCGTAGACATCGTCCATGTCCAGCACCGTGCCAGGCATGACGAAAAGTGATCCTTCTTCGATGAACTCGTTGTACTTCGCGCGCATGGCCGCGGGCAGCAGGAACAGCGTTCGCTCCGTGATGTAGCTCCGTGTCTTGATCCCAAACCGCTCTCCGCCCAGAGGAAAGAGAAAGGTAAAGGCGCAGAAGTCGTCTCCCTGTGAAAGGTCGGCGCCAACCGCACACGGTAGCTGCCAGAAATCGCGCTTGGGATGGGTCAACGTTTCTTCGTACGTGAAGAAATACGTGTAACCCTCCATCGGGATGCCGAATCGCTTGGCGAGAATATCGTTACGCGACGCGGGAGCTTTCTCGGCCCGTTCGACGTCCAAATGGTAAGTCTCGTAGGAAACCGTGATCCCCAGATTCGGATTGGCCTTTACCCAGGTTGCCGGATCACCTACTTCCTCAAGTTCGTCCAGCTTGTAATGCCAGATCGAAACGTGGGGCGCAATGTACTCGCCCTTGAGGATGTCAGCTAGTTCCATTTTGATTGTGTCGCCAGATCCGTTTCGGACCGTTCCTTCTGAACTGATGGCGATGATCAGGTAGTCCTCTAACTTCGAGGCACCCTGTTCAACTGCTCCGATGATGTCTTCTCTGAGGTCACCGGACAGCCATTCGTCGATGGTGGAGATCTTGGGACGTAGTCCCTGAAGTTTGTTGATAGCCATCGGACGAATTTCACACAGAGAGTTGGTGAGGAAGTTCTCGATTCCCTTCTTAGTGGACGCCAACTTCACCCGGAGCGCTCGGCTTCCGGTGGTGTTCTGAAGGGACCCTTCGGTCAGGAACTTGAACAGCGGTCCACGCGCGCGCGTGATCGCAGTTCGGATTGGAGACATAGTCTCCTCTGCCTGCTTCATAGTAGGAGCAGTACAGATCTGATGAGTGGTCTGGGTATCGACCGTCATGAAGTAGGCCTGTAGGAGAGCGGCGTACATCGACTTGGCCGCACCTCTGGCTACGATTAGGTATTGCTTGACCGTCAGCCTCTTCTTGACCGTTCTGTTCTCGTAGTGGCCTCCGTGATCTCCATCCGAAGGGACGTAGATAGAACGCTCTACAAAGTAGTACCAACCAAAGACTTGCTCACCCCAAAGCTTGAACGAGAAGAGGAGGTGCAGGTCGCCACCATCAGTGAGCGTCATCTCACCTTCACAGAAGCGAACCCACCCCTCCACTGCCTCGTCATCGTAGTAGATGTTCGGGTTGTCGATCAACGCGTTGATGCGATTCATCTCCGAAGAGATCTCACGGTTGACCGGAATGTCTCCCCGAACGACGGCCTCACGGAACTGTCCGTAGTAAATCGGTGTTGCGGTATTGGACAGCGCCATAAGACCTCCTCTCTACGAATTCTTCTTCTTTTGCGCCTGCTCCTTGATCTCTCTCCCGACTTCCCTTCCGAGAATCTTCTGAACCTTCGTCTTACCCTTGGAAGTGGTGAGCTGCACCGCTTGATCTTCGAGGCGAATCCGATCAGTCAACTCGCGAAGCTCTTTCGTGCTCATAGCGGCAACGCCACTCTTCTTGAGCTTGCGCTTTTGGCCTTCGGCCTTGATGGCATCCAGATCGGCTTCTTGACGTTCCCCACCCTTGGCGATGATGCGCGTCTGCTTCTTGTGTGGTGCGCGACGCGAAAGACGCGCGTCCTTCTTGACCGTCGTGGTGACCGCTTCCGCACCCTTCTCGGTGGTTTTCTTCTTTGATCCAGACGCAGCCGACTTCTCGAACGACTCAGCCTTCTTGTTGGCTCGTTGTGCTTGTGCGCGTAGCGCGTGCGCGCGCGTTCCACCGCGAGCTCGATCTGCAGCTGTGTTGAGGGCGTCGCCTTCCTTACGCAGCCGAGCTGCTCGGGCACCGTGTGCCTTTCTCCGGTTGACACCCCACTTCATGCCCTTGACACCGAAGTGCTTCAGGAACAGCTCGTCCACGATCTTCTCGTTCTGTGCGCTCATCATCACCTCCGTTCCCATGGTGTCGTAGTTGTACTCGAGCCGGAACTCCGGGCCTTCATAGTCCCCGGTCCAGAGGGCGATACGATCGAACTCAACCCAGTGGAACCCCGGATAGTCCCTTTCATCCTTCTTCGCTGGGGTTGATTTGTACCCCATGGTTAGATGCGGATTCCACTCCGGGAACTGTTCGGCGGAGTCGTACGCATCTCGGATGTCCTTGTTCTTCAGAAGGGTGGAACGGAAGGAGGCGAGTTCCTTCGTGCTCCAATCCTTCCTGAAGAAGAGAACGTCCGCTTCGTCATCCCCCAGCGTATCTCGGTGATCAACCGAGAGGCCAAAGGGACCACGGTCCCAGATGGTCACAGCGTGCTGTAGGAAAGCAGCGATCGCCGCCGCCTTCGACTGGTTCTCCCCTAGGAACAGGAGAGTACAGTGCGGCTTCTTCTCACTCGAGTACTTCCAGACGGGGTCGTCTTCTCGAGGGATGGCAACGATGACGAGGTTAGGCATCTTCGACCACCACCGGAGGATCGGGGTCAACCCAGTCGGTTGCTTCTCGCCGACTACTGATGCGCACGATGTGCTCCTTCAGCTGTTCCTCGAACGCGTTGATGAGATATGGAGTACCAGGCGGATCGAACAGCATCCGCACCCTCAAAAACACGTACGTCTTGATGTCGTTGATCTGGGTGTCATCGATGATTGCCACACCAGCGAAGTCATCCCACTCATACTCGGCATCCTGAAGAAGGAAGCCTCCGTCAACCCCCACCCCAACATCGTTGAGGGTGGAGAATGCCGTGTTGATGAAGGTCAAGACATCGAGATCGAACGAATCATCGTCAGGCCCGATACCAAGGATCTTCTTTGTGCTGAGCAATATGCTCTGTTCCATTCCCCACCCCCTTTCCGGTGGTTGTTACTTGCCGAGGAAGGTCTTGCGCTCGGCCTTGCGTCGCTTGACCAGTCCCGCCAGCACCTTGCCGCCCGCCCTGTTGTAGACGAGGAAGGCGTTGGCGATCCTGGAGCGACTCTGTGACCGGATGGCGTCGCC